CACTGGGCTGGAGGGTCTTACGGTCTCTTACGGTCAGGCGCTTTGGAGCGGGATTTTGACCGCTCGACCGCTCAAGCCAGTGCCACGGAAGTAAACGGTGCCGGCTTTGACTGCACCAGGCAGTCGGGCCAGCACGGTGGACCAGCAGTTGGCCCATGCGGTGTCGCGGAGCATGGTGGCGATGGCTTCGGCGGTGTTTGAGATAAACACATAACCATCATCTGCCTTGATTCCATTTCTACCTAAAACCGCTTGAGCGATGGTGGCTGTGATATCTGCATCAGCGGCATGATGTGCGGCAATATCTACCAGCTCACCGATTGTTCTGGTGACAACCTTATCCGCTTCGACGCGGATTTGCTGCTGAAGGATACGCTGCAGGCAGCGCTTTTCATCCGGTACTTCAGTAGTTTGGGAGTAGGATTCCCAGTCGTTTTGATCAATCAACGCAAACGCTTGATCACGTGTTGGCACCTCACTGGACTGCAAAGACCATGCACCAGCTAGCAACGTGCCGTATTGATCGCCAAGTCGCTGGCTATCAAAAGCCTCTGCAGCTGCACGAGTGAAGATCCTAACCGACTGGCGGATTACCGGAATCAGCGATATGGTTCGCGCCTGTAAACGCTGCCCAATTTGCTCTGTTACGTAGCGGTCAAGATCGCGGTCAAGCGCTTCCCAATGCGCAATGCGATCATCTTTGGCAAACTCATTGGGATTGCGCAATGTGAGCTGCGCAAAGCGTGATTTATCAGCGCCTTGTTTCAGCGCAGTAGCAATGCTGCTCATTAGAAACATGCTGCGGATGGTGTAACGCTGCGCGTCACCTTCAGCGCTGCCTTTGATGGTCTGCGCTCGTGACTCGCTGCTGGCGACACGTGCTAGCGACAGGACAGCTTGCATCCGCTGTTGGTCCGGGCGTTCATTGGACTCGGCTTCGTCAAACACGACTGGCAGCGCATCAGCACGCAAGGTTTGCCGCAGGCCGGCTTCACTGGTGTTGCCGGCCACGTGTAGGGCAAGGTCACCGAGTAATGGCGCGATGTAGCGATCCAGGATGGCGGACTTACCGGAGCCGGCACCTGCGGTGAGCCAGATATGCGGCCGCCAATCAAGAGCACCGCAGATCGGTGCAAGTGCAGCCCATCCGGCAATGAGCAGCCCAGATGCCGGGACTTCCCATTTGAACCGACCTGCCAGTTCCAGCAGCACAAAAGCATCTTGATCAGCAAGCGGCACGGCAGTGCCCGGTCCGCGCAAGCTGCCAAGGCGTTGGTAAAGGTATCGACTACCGGTGATGCCAGCAGCTACTGACACTTCAGTGGCGCCAACCACGAGGCGATCACCAAGGTGCAGCACGGATTGCTTTTGGTCCCACCATGCGCCACGGCCGCGGATGCGATCGGGTGAGTAGATGCCTGCTGCGGCTTGACGCTCAAAAAGACTGCTTGCCGCTGCTGTCCAGTTGGCGCCGGTTTTGGATGGATACAGCGACTCCCAATAGGCAAGCGGTGCAATGGCGCAGAGATTGGTGCCGGTATGCGCTGATCGCGACAGCCGCGTTACTTGGCCGGTGCTGTGCGGTTGGTAGTAAAAGGCATCGTGATCAAAGCCAAGGCAGGTGAAGTGGTCGTTGCCATCAGGCAATGGCTCGGGTTCAATGACGGGCTCGGGTTCAGGATCCGGCGCCAGCTGCGGCAGCAAGATCGGCGCGGAGCGATTGTGCTTGAGATATGCAGCAGCCGCTGCCATGCTCCAATCAGCATCAGCCAGATCCCAGCCTTCGGCTACATCCGTTGGCGGATGGACGATGCGCACTTGATCAGCGCCGACCTTTAGAAGCCGGATCGCCAGTTTTGCCATGGCATCACGGCCGACGTCATCGGCGTCAGGCCATAACACGCAACGCTTGCCAGCAAGTGGTGACCAGTCGGCTTTGTCAATTGCTTTGCAACCACTGGGCCAGGTGATGACAACGGCTGATGGGTAGAGCAGTGCCGCTGCATCGGCAGTCTTTTCACCTTCAACCACCAGCACCGGTGCATCAGGCTTGAGTGCTAGCTGGCGTTTGCCGTACAACGGACGCGGCGATGGCGGCGCCTTCCACTTCCATGCAGTGCCATCCCACCAAAGCGGGAGGATGTCCTTGCCACCATCGGGCTTGTCTTTGCGGACAACGTAAAAGGTGCTGCTGTACTGCCAAAACTGCTTGCCGCGTGGCAGCGGCGGCTCTGGTATCGGCTTGGTAATGCCGAGATGCTGCTCGATGCGCTGACACGCTTCGGCGTAGGTCAAGCCTTGGTGACGCATGAGCAGATCCATGCCGGTGCCGCCACCACCGGACTGATCCTTGCCGCCGCATTTGTTGCAATACCAAGAGCCGCTGCCGTCTTGATCATCAAAGCGGTAGCGGTCTTTGCCGCCACATAACGGGCACGGCTGATGCTTGTCAGATAGCTGCTCTGGTGTCAGGCCGCAAAAATGCGCCAGCAGGTCCGGCCACCTGCCGTTGGTGAGTTCAGCGATGGTCATTGGATCGTCAAAACGTATTGATGCACCGCCTTGGTGCATTCTTGATTTTCTTTGCGCCGCGCGTCAGCAATGGCATCCAGTCGCTCGGGCCAAAGCCGCTCCACTTTGTCGAGCAAAGACGACTGCAGCGCGTGATCCAGCTTTGCAATTCGAGCCAGCTCGTACGGATCCGACTCACCGGTAAAGGCGTGATACAGCAGATCTGGCGTTAGCCACGCGTCGAGCTCGGCAAGGAATCTAGCTTTAAGCGGGCTTGGCTTCATGGCTGAGGATTGGGCGCTGAGTGCAGTGCCTGCTCCAGTAGCAGCCTGATAGCAGTGGCGCGATTCATGCGATCACCACGCCATTCATCAAGCCGCTGCAGGAGATCCGGCGTGAGTCGTATATGGGTTGGATGGGCCAGTCGCACAGGTTTTGGCGGGATGCTTGCCTAGTGTAGCCGTGGCTGCTACGCTTGCAAGTGGCTGCACACCGCCATGACCTACCAAGACTTCATCGCATCAAAGGCCACCGCTACCAGCTCTTGCGGTTTTGAGCCGCAGAGCAACTGGGATTTGTTCACGCATCAGCAAGCCACCTTGCAGTTCGCTTGCCGCAAAGGTCGCTCTGCGGCATTCCTCGATACAGGACTTGGCAAGTCACGCGTTGAAGCGGCTGCGGCCGCTGAATTCATGCAGGCCAGTGGCAAACCATCTCTCATCCTCACGCCTCTTGCTGTTGCTCGGCAGATGAAGCGCGAATGCGAAGCCATCGGCATTGATGCCGCCATTGTGCGCGAGCAATCAGATGTCACATCTGGAGTAAACATTGCCAACTATGAACGTTTGCCCAAACTCGACACATCTATCTTTGGCGGAGTTGTGTTAGATGAAAGCAGTATTCTTAAGGCTTTCACTGGTCCCACAAAACGGATGCTTTGCGAGGCTTTTGCGGACACCCCCTACCGACTCGCGGCAACCGCCACACCAGCACCAAACGACCACATGGAACTTGGCCAGCACGCCGAGTTTCTTGGCGTCATGCCGGGCCCTGAGATGCTTTCACGCTGGTTTATCAGCGATCAAACCACGATGGGCGGCTACCGGCTCAAGGGTCACGCGCAAGATAGCTTTTGGCGTTGGGTGGCGAGCTGGGCACGTGCTGCCACCTTGCCGTCAGATCTTGGCGGTGATGATGCCGGATTCGTGCTGCCACCTTTGAACTATCAAATTCACACGGTTGCGGCTGACATCACACAAGAGGTGCCGGATGGGATGTTGTTTCGAGTTCCAGATGGCAGCGCTACCACAATGCACCGTGAGAAGCGCCTAACGATGGATGAACGAGTGGCTTGCGCAGCCGATCTTGCCAACGCAGCCGATGGGCCCGTGATTGTTTGGTGTGAAACCAACAGCGAATCAACAGCATTGGCTGCAGCGATACCGGACGCTATTGAGGTTTATGGCTCAATGACGCCTGACGCAAAGGTTGCCGCATTGGATGCCTTTACTTTTGGCGAACGTCGCGTGATCGTAAGCAAACCAAAGCTGGCCGGCCTTGGGCTGAATTGGCAGCACGCTAACACCGTTATCTTTGCCAGTGTCAGCCACAGCTATGAGCAGCACTACCAAGCCGTTCGTCGTGCTTGGCGCTTTGGCCAGACAAATCCAGTCACTTGCCACGTGATTATCAGCGACACAGAGGCCAGCATCTGGAACAATGTGCAGCGTAAGGCCGACGATCACCAACGCATGAAACGCGCCATGGCCAAATCCATGCTGCGCTCACAGCAAGAGGCAATCTTGCGCCGCGCTTATCTGCGCACACCTGTCGTCACTCTTCCCGACTTTTTCTAATGAAACCCGATTATCAAGGCAACAACTGGGCAATTTACAACGCGGACTGCGTTGAGTTGCTGATGGGACTACCCGACGACAGCATTGATTGCGCTGTGTTTAGCTCTCCGTTTTCGTCCCTGTACATTTACAGCGACTCCGAGCGCGATATGGGCAACAGCGCCTCGCACGAGGAGTTCCTTGAGCATCATCGCTTCATGGCGCGCGAGTTGTATCGCGTAATGAAGCCAGGCGCTGTGATCTGTGATCATGTAAAGGATACGGTTTTCTATCAGAACAGCAGCGAAACCGGCGAAGGCGGACTCTATCCGTTTTCAGACGAAGCTAGCCGCAACTATAGGACCGTTGGCTTTTGTTTGCGTGCTCGCGTGACCGTATGGCGCGATCCAGTCCGCGAGATGCAGAAGACGAAGCACGAACGACTGCTGTACAAAAACATTCGTGAGAACAGTCGCGTAAGCGCAATGGGCATGCCTGAATACATTTTGGTTATGCGCAAGGAATCAAAGGGCAAAAACGTGGGCGAGCCGGTGACCCATACGCGTGATGAGTTTACGCTTGATCAATGGCAGCAATGGGCATCGCCTGTATGGATGGACACGATGCAAACCAAAGTGCTCAACGCCAGATTCAAGGCAGACAAGGACGAAAAGCACATCTGCCCAATGCCATTAGATCTGATCGAACGGTGCTTGACCCTTTACAGCAATCCGAACGACCTAGTGCTAGATCCGTTTAATGGCATTGGCAGCACAGGCTATCAAGCTGTAAAGATGGGCCGTCGATATGTCGGGGTGGAATTAAAGCCCGAATATGCAAAGCAAGCGGCTCGATTTATTTCAGCCGCTGAGGCTGAAGGGTCAAGCTTCTTGCCATTGGATCCGCAGCAATGAACCTCCGCCCCTACCAAACCCAACTCATCACCGACATTCGCTTGCAGTACCAGCTGGGGCACAAGTCAGTCCTAGCGGTGCTGCCAACCGGCGGCGGCAAGACGGTGTGCTTTAGCTACATCGCTGAGCAGGCTGCCAAAAAGGGCAATCGCGTCTGCGTGCTAGTGCACCGTGCTGAGCTGCTGGATCAGGCCAGCCGCGCTATGCCG